ATTACAGGCGTTCAGCTAGAAGTCGGCACAGAAGCCACGCCCTTCGAGCATGAACCGTACTCAGTCACACTATCCAAAGCACAAAGGTATTTTTGCCAAATAGAAAATAACACAGGTGCTCAACATTATCTTAGCACTCTGCAAGCATATTCTAGTAGTAATGTATTTGGTCAGGTGGCAAACTACCCTGCAACCATGAGGACTACACCATCAGTTGCTCAAAGTGGAACTTTTCTTTACACTCTAGCAAGTTCTTCAAGTGCGGGAGGTGCTACTACTATAGGACTTTTTGCCGCAAACTCTACTGGATGGTGGACAGGTGGTTGGGGCGGTGGCTCTGGTTTAACAGCAGGTCATGCTTCTATAATAAACTGGGCTAATGGAGCAAAGCTAACAGCAGATGCGGAGTTATAAATGAATATAGAGTCAGCAAAATATATTGAAGATAAAGACGATAATAAGATAGCTGTATCTGTCGTCATAGACGGAGAAACATTATCTGTTCCATTGAATGTAGAGGATAACCGACATTGGGTCGCTCTACAAGAATGGGCAAAAGAAGACGGCAACGAGATTCAAGCTGCCGATTAGTAAACTTTAACAAAGGAGAATGACAATGGGAAAAAATGAAAAAACCCCTATCGTTATAAACGACAAAGAATATCTAGTAGAAGACTTAACACAAGAGCAACAGGCTATGGTTAATCATGTATCAGACCTAGATCGTAAACTATCTAGTGCTAGATTTAACGTAGACCAACTAAGCGTTGGACGTGAGGCTTTTGTAAATATGCTTGCACGATCTTTAGAAACACCAGTGGAACCACGAATTGTAGATGAAGATGAGGCTGCATAACCTATAGGTTACAAATGGAAAACATGAAACTTCCCATAGCTTTAGTCATGGCAATGGCTGTACAGCTTGCAGGTGGTGTCTGGTGGGTATCTCAACAGGCAGCTACTATATCATCACTAGAAGAAAATGTAGCACAGTTTGCTAGTCGCATGGCTGTAGAAGATACAGTAAATCTTAAACGTGATGTACAGGAAAGTAAGTCCGACATAATAGAACTATGGGAAGATAGTGAAGAAATATGGGAAGAGATGGCAGCTATGGTTGCAACCTTTAGTTCTGTCAATGATCTTAAACAAAGAATAGCTTTACTTGAAACAGAATTAAAATACATGAACCGTGAACATAACAGAATGATAATGAATGACAATGGCATGTAGTCATGGACCCATTAACAATTCTTGCAGGGTTAAAAACAGGACTTGCTGCAGGTAAAACTGTAGCTGGTCTCAGCAAACAGATTGGTGAGTTTTTTGATGCAACTGACCAAGCAAAGAAAACACTGCAGAAAAAAGGCATCTCAAGTAAAAGCGCAAATAGTATTGCACTAGATCGTTGGGCTAAAGTACGCCAAGCAGCAGAAGCTGAAGCTGAGTTACAAGAGTGGATTACACAGACGTATGGCAGAAGTAAATGGTTAGAACTTTTAAAAATACGTAAAGAAGTTTTACAAGAAAAACGTGAAGCAGAAGCTCAAGCAAGACGTGACGCTATAGAAAGACAAGAACTATACCTTACCCTAGCAGGTATCTTTTTCTTACTTACAGCTTCTGGTATTGGATCTACAGCATATTTGCACCATATGGGATGGATAGACGTCAGAGATTATCTACCTTGGTAAGTTTAATAAATATTAAAAGGTTTAATAAATGAGTCAATTTACTTATCATCCGGGGTATAATCAATCTACAGGTACATTTACTTTTGGAAATACAATAGGCACTGCATCTACTGGTGGTATTCTTACTAAAGAGTTAACTCCAACTGGTGCAGATTTTATACTACAAAATCCCGGTGGTGGTATTCATAAAAAATTTTCTAGTGTGCAAGATGCGCTTAACTATATGAATAATACACAGATTGATCCTATAACAGGAAATTATTCTGGGGTAACTACAGTAGGACAAGGTAATAATAATATGACAGACGCTGTTAGTAAAAAACAAAACGAAATTACAAGATTACAACAAGAAATACAAGCTGCAGGTAATCCTACTGCACCCGGACCTGAACCTGTAAGATATGGTTGGGGTTATAACAGAACTAATAATAAAACATTTGAATATGGTACTGCTTATATAATAGGTCAGGGAGATAGAAATACAGATAATCCAGTTACAAAAAGATATCCATTAGGAAATAAAGATGCTATTGCTAATGATGTTAGAAACTGGTTGGCTACAAACAATAAACCACATGATGACTGGACAGCTGCTACAAAAGCTTATCAAGATTTTGAATCTAAAAAACAACAGTTAGATAAAGCACAGAAAGAACTTGTTCAACTTCAAGCAGATGCAGCTACAAAAGCAGCGGCAGATAAGGCGGCTGCAGATAAAGCAGCAGCGGATAAAGCAGCTTCAGATAAACAAGCATCTGAAGAAGCAATACAACAGTTACAAGATAACTATAAAACAACAATTTCAAATCTTGTATCAGATCCAACTGCTAATGTTACACAATCTACAGTTAGCACTATTGATCCTAATATGTCGGGAACTAATATAGCTCAGGGAACTGGTCAAGCACCTGCTCAATCATCACAGTATGATGCAAGTACAGTTGGAACAACAGCACAAGCAACAACACCTGCTGCTATGACAACTTATGGTATGACTGCAAGCATGGCTCAACCCGGAATTGCTGATGCAATGCAAGCAGTTAATGCAGCTCAGGGTACACTATCTCCACAAGCTATGGCAAATGCAGCTCAGATGGACCCATCTCAAACTCAAGTTGGTAATCTTCAAGCTGCTCAGGGTCAAGCAATATTAATGAATAACCCTGTTCAACGTCAGATACAACAGGGTGAACTTATTTCTGGTGCGGCTAATGCAGCTACAGCTACAGCTTTTACAGAACAAATTCAAGCAGCACAAGCTACACCATCTGAACAAGCTATGGTGCAAAATCAGTTAGCTGGTTTAATGCAACAGTTTGAGGGTGGAAATACACCTGCATGGGCTGCAGGAGCTATGAGAGCAGCTTTAGGTAAGATGGCAGCTAGGGGTTTAGGTGCATCTAGTATTGCAGGTCAAGCTGTTGTACAAGGTGCTATGGAATCTGCACTACCCATTGCGATGGCTGACGCAAAAACAATCTCACAATTTGAAATGCAAAACTTGACAAACCGTCAGCAACGTGCTATGCTTGCGGCACAACAACGTGCTCAGTTTATAGGTCAGGAGTTTGATCAAGAGTTTCAAGCAAGAGTTCAAAATGCAGGACGTATTGCTGACATAGCAAATATAAACTTTACTGCAGAACAACAAGTTGCATTAGAAAATTCTCGTATAGCTAACAGTGTAAATCTAGCTAACTTGTCTAATAGGCAAGCTATAGTTATGGCAGAAGCAGCCTCTATAGCACAGTTAGAACAACAAAATCTAAGCAACCAACAACAAGCTGCAGTACAAAATGCTCAAGCATTCTTGCAGATGGATATGACTAATCTATCAAACAGACAGCAGACTGCACTATTTAAAGCGCAACAAATTGCACAGTCTATATTTACAGATCAAGCAGCAACAAATGCAGCTAGACAATTTAATGCATCTAGTAGAAATCAAACCAATCAGTTCTTAGCTAACTTAAAAGCTCAGGTGTCACAGTTTAATGCAACTCAAAGTAATTCTATTAAGCAGTTTAATGCAGGTCAAAAAAGTGCAGCAGCTCAGTTTAATGCTTCAGTTCAAAACCAACGTGATCAATTTAATGCAGCAAATAAATTAGTTATTGCTCAGGCTAATGCTCAGTGGAGACAGAATGTTGAAACTATAAATACTGCTGCACAAAATGCTGAGAATATGGAAACTGCTAAGGTAGCTAACCAACTTACTACAACTATGATAGATCAGTTGTGGCAACGTGAACGTGACATAATGGATTTTGTATTTAAAGCTTCTGAAACATCTAAAGAAAGAACACTAGAATTAATATTAGCTGACAAAAAATATGATGAGTATGCTGAGGTTAGACAAGATAATGAAAGCACAGCTAAGTGGTCATTATTTACACAAATACTTCTTGATATAATTTAAAAGGTGTAATTAATATGTCGTATGAAAAACTTTTATTAACAGCTAGAGAACAAGGAGAGATTAGAAGACAACAGAAAGGTCTTGGTAAAAGAGAACGTAAGTTTGTTGACAATGAAATAAATACAGATTTACTTACTGGTAAAGGTATTAATAAAAGATCTCTTATACCAAGTCGTAGTAAAGAGTCAGAATCTGAATTAGGTTTTATGACTGAGTTTTTTGATAAATTGCAAGCTTCTAATTTGAGTTTAAAAGAACAGGTACAAGAAGCTTTAGAAAAAGCTAACACAGACTCTACACAAAAAGAACCTAAACTAAATTTAACTGAGGAAGATCCTAAGACTACAGCTTCTAACACAGGTACTAGATTAAAAATTGAACTAGAGGAAGTTTTTGGTTTAGAAGATTTTCAAGCCGCTGCTATGGCAGGAAACTTTGATCATGAAACTGGTGGCTTTAAATTTATGCAAGAGTTAGATCCAACAGTAAAAGGTTCTAAGGGAGGTTACGGTTTTGCTCAGTGGACTGGACCTAGAAGAAAAGCTTTTGAAACATGGGCATCACAAAATAATTTAAATGTTAATTCATATGATGCAAACTTTGGATTTATGGTTCATGAAATTCAAAATGATAAATACTTTATAAAAGTAATGGAAAAATTAAGTAAGACTAAAAACGTAGATGAAGCAACAGAAGTTTTTTCTAAAGGTTATTTAAATCCGGGCATACCAAAGATGAATGAACGTAAGAAAAAATCAAGACTTTACTTAGGAAAATAATAAATGTTTAATGCACCAATTCCGGGACAGTCCCTAACAACTGAACCTAAAAACTATCCTTGGGAAAACCCACCAGAGTATCCAAATCCAGAAGATGCATTAATGTGGCACATGGATAGGTTAAGTGATCCTGAAAAAACTAAAGCAGCGTTAGGTTTACTTGAACTTGGATTAGATGTAGTAACTTTAACTGAAGGTATACTTCGAGGTGCTGTTGCTGATGGTATACATACTATAGATACATCGTTAATTATAGGGCCAATCATACATGAGTACATAACAGGTACGGCAGATGCAGCCGGTATAGAATATAAAGAAGGTCTTACAGATAACAAGATGGATATGGATGCCTTAGACTCTCAGATGAAAGAACAAGAAGCTAGAAAAATTTTAGAAGATATAGACAATGAAGAAGATATAGACCTATCTCCTATGAAAGAAGAACCTATGCAGGAAGAGATGCCTATAGAGCAGCCTGAAATGCAAGAAGAAAAACCTAAAGGTCTTATGGCAAGGGAGATTTCATAATGGGTATGTGGGCAGGTATTGAACGAGGTTATGCTACTCATGAAGCTAAACAAGCAGATAGAGAAGATAGAGAATATAAAAGAAGGAGAGAAGAAAGACTTGAAGAAGAGTTCAATGAAAGTAAATTTCTTCGTAGAAGTAAAACTCTTTTAGATTATTTAGGCCCACGGGGTAGTCGTATATCTGTTGACTCTGCAAAATTTGCTGAGATAAAAAGAGCTATAGGTGATATCGAAGGTGCTAATGATTATCTTGCAAAACTTGCAGCATCTCCTTATGCTGTAGAAACAGTACATGCAGCTTTAAAAGCTAGAGAAAAAGCAACTGATGATGTGGTAACTGGTCAAGAGTTATTGGATAACGTAGTTCTTATTGCTGAAAACTACGGTACTGAAAGTTGGAAGAAACAATACGAAGAAGGTAGAAGTATATACGAGATACTTTTACAAGATCCTGAAAAGTTATTAGATGATGAGTACTACACAGGAGTTCTGGGTAGGATAGGTGCTTTGGATGATGTTGTTAAACCAACTGTTGGTGTTCAGGTAACTCCCGGTTTTACTACTAGACTAACTGTTGAGATGATGAAAGAACAAGTGAGACAATTTGATGATGAACTTGAAATGTATGCAAATAGTTTACTTGATTCAACTGATGAAGAAGGAGAGTTTAACGACACACTTGACACGGCTATGACCGCTTTTAAAACCGGCTCTAAAACAAAGCTTCGTAAATTATTAGGACAACAAGTATTATATAAGTTATTACAACAGGGTGGTACATTATGGACAGCAGGAATTTCTGGAAACTTAAATGAATTTTTTATTGAACCTGTAGAAATACAAGAGTTGAAGAGGTTTGCTGATACAGATAGAAGAGATGAAGTTATAGAAAGATTTAATGAGATGTATGGCCCGGGTCAAGCAGAATTATTTTTAGGAATGTAGTATGGCTACACCATTTTCTGACTGGGTTAATTCCCAATCTTTTTCAGATAAACCAAAACAACCTATTGTAGTTCAAGAACCTGAGCCAATAGAGTTTGGCAAGTATTCTCAAAACGATTTAGTTAAAGATAAATACTTTGGCACAGTTAGAGACTACATGCAAACTAGGTTTGGTGTAGATGAATTTCGTGGTGACGACAGAGAAGAAGTTGTAAATAAATTTCTTAATAACATGAGAGGTTTTTCTGGTGGTAACTCTGTAAGAACTGTGGGTGAAGTTGCATTTCTAAACAGTCTTGAAGATGACTCTGAAGAACTAGCAACTGTTGGTAAAGCTTACGAGCTTTTCGAAAACATGTCCGGAGTCTTTAGTGGAGAGACCACTGCAGGAGAAAGACTAGAAGCTGTAGGAGACTACGCAAGAACTACACTAGCTGACCCAGTTAACCTAATTGGTTTTGGTATAGGTAAACTATTTACTAGTGCTGGTAGTAAAGGTGCTGCTAAACTAGCACAGCAAGCTGCTATAGCTAGCTACAGAAGGCAACTACAAAAAGGTGTTGCTGAAAAAGCTGCAAAGGAAGCAGCTGATAAAGTGTTTACTGAAACATTTAAAAAAGTTTCTAAAGATAATGCAGCTAAAGCAGTTGCTAAAAAAGAAGCTAGAGATAAAATCCCCGATACAATTAAAAACAGACTTAAGTCTAATGCAAAAGAGATAACTGCAAACATGGCTATCGAAATGGCAGTTAATGTAGGTTCTGCTTATGCCTATGAAAAAGGTCTTGTAAGAACTGGTGTACAAGAAGAGATAGATAAAATTAATCTAGGTCTTGCAGGTGTAGGAACTATGATTATTGGTGGTGTAAGATTTGGTACAGTTGCACTACAAAAAAATAAGAATGCGTTGGTGCAACCAGACATAGAAGTAGAAGTACCAAAGAAGTTTGATCCAAGAGAAGTTCTAAAAATTGTACAAGATGAAGTACCTTTTACCGAACCATTAAGAGCTAAAGCACTTCGTGCTAAAGAACTTTCAGACTTAGATACAGATTTTTTTATTACATTTTTAATGGGTGATACTGAAGCTGGCATTAAAGGTATGGCTCAAATATTTGCAGAGCAAGGACATGTGTTTATAAAACGTACACCTGAAGATGGTGTATCTAATTATGTTGCAGATGTATTAAAAAAGACCGACCCTAAAATTGCAAAACAATTTATAAAAGATTTTACTAAAGCTACTGGTATTAAAATGACAGATCTTGGCGATAAGGTAGGTAAAAGAAAATTAAATATGGAGACCTTTGCAGATACATTTGCAAACAAGATGAGAGACCAAGGTCGCTTAATGAATGCTGCAAGCCAGTTTGCAAAAAGAATGGGTATAACAAGAGAGCAAGCTGAAGGAGTGCCTATATCAGATGCAGCTGCAGCTTTACTTGGTACAGATAATAAAATAAATATTAAAGATATGAAAAACCTTGGTTGGTTAGGTGAAAAATGGCAGAAAGTTAAAGATGCAGAAATAAATAAAAATATAGTAGATGCACAACGTAAGATTATTCGTCTACTTGTTACAGCTCCTAGCACATCTTATCTTAACCTAGTGGGGTATAGTTCTGCTGTTGGTGTAAACACAGTTACTGATGCAGCACTTGCTTTAACTTATTTAGGTCAGGCAGGAATAAGTAAAGTATTAGGTGTTGGTAAAAATCCTGAAGAGTCTCTACGTATTTTTAGACAGTTGGCTAATGCACAAAAACAAAGATTAAAAAATCTTATGGACACAAGTATGACTTATGATGCATACATGTCTATTGCAAATAAAAATCCTGATGCGCTAAAACAACTTACATTTGCTATGAATGGTGGTATAGAAGTTGATGACGCTTTGAAAAAAGCTTTTGGTGGTGAGATAGATTACTCTAAAAGTATGATGGGTTTAAAAGTTGATAAAGGTATTGACATACTGCAGACAATAAACTTTGTACATGGTCAAGACATACTTACAAAGTCTCAAGAGTTTATATATCAACTAGATAAAGGATTAAGATTAGATACATATTTTAATAAAAAACTTGAGATAAATGGTTTTAATGAATTTTTTACTAACCCTAATGCTGCTAAACTCATGACAACTAAAAACTATTTAGATGTATTAAATAAAGCAGTATATGAAACACAGAAAGCTACCTTTTCTTTGTCGTATAAAGACGCAGGGTTTGTACCTAAGATTATAGAAGAAGCCAGAGATGTCGCAGGTCTTGGTTTGTTAATACCTTTTGGTAGATTCTTTAACAATACTATAGCTCTTATGTCTGACATGAGTATGGCTACGTTTCTTCTTCAAGGAGTAGGTGTTAAAACTGGAACTCAGAGAGGTGTTAGAGAAAACTTTGTTCGTGGTGCAGTAGGTTTATCGGCTGTATATGGACTAGCTCAAAATGAAATGTTAAATAGAGAACTTGGTTTAAAATGGAATGAGTCTATTGATGAGAAAACTGGTGCTGTTAAAGATGTAAAGTATGACTTTCCAATATCTCATGCTAAAGGTTTAGGCAGACTTATGTCCTATGCTCTTGATGAAACATCAGCTCCAGCAGAAGAAGCTGCTGAAATTATAGAGGTGCTTGGACCGGGACAACTTACAAGACAGCTTAATCAAATTACTGAGGGCTTAGGAAATCTTACACTTACTGCCATAACAAATCGAGGTCCAGAAGGTGATAGAGCAAGGAGAGAATTTCTTAAACCTTGGAGTAAGATTTTTTCTCAAGCTGTGTCAGGGTCAACTAGATTTCTAGACCCTGTTAATACAGCAGTTGGTTTAGCCAGAGGTAATGATTACAAGATGATCAATAGAAAAGACGGTAGTGAAACCTTAAATAATTCACTACGTTATATGGATCAGATCATTGCTGTGGTAGGTGGTGAAGATATATCTGAAGAGAAGTTTAATGCTGCAACAGGTAAGATAACTTTAGATGCAGCTAAACAACTTGGCTATAGAGAAGTTGAAATGACTGACACCAAAAAGATGTTAAGTATTATTGGTCGACCAACTTATCTAGCTAACCTAAGAACTAAAAGCACAGAAGCAGACAATAGATTTAATAAGATATTTCATGAAATTATTGAACACAAAGCATCTAAACTATTAAGAAATCGTAGATTTAGAGAAGGTAAAGGTAAAGCAAGAACACAACCACTATTAGATTTTAGAACGGTGTTAGTAAATGCTGTGTTAAGAGATGCTAAAAAAACTACATTAACATTTATGAAACGTGGTGTATTCGATATTGATGACATAGTTTTATCTAAGATGATAGACATAGGTGACAAATACAAGTGGGCTGATATTGATAGAGGTCTTGCTATAATGCAAGAGGAATCAGAAGAGAGAGTTGAGTTTAAAGATCTAACAAGGGAACAGTTAGATACTCTTGAAGCATATCTAGAGTTTGAAAAACGACTAGAAGAAAAGGCAAAAAGATCTCTTAACTAATCTTCTAACATTCTATCTGCCCACTCGTAGGCTTCTCTCTTTACCTCATCAAGTCTAACGTAACCACCACGACTAGCAGCAAGCAACCCTGACAGTGCTTGACCTGCTAGATATATACGAGCTGACATAGGTGGCTCTTCAATAACTTTTAATTTACGAAACTCTTGGGCTTCCTGCTCGAGGGTTTTCTTTTTTACACTCTTCATTTTATTTCCTAGATTGTTGTTGCACTAAAGCCTCAAGATACCATTGAGCTTTCTTTAAATCTTCTACCCCATTCTTATACCTCCAACGGTGAAGATACTTAGCTATGTTGCCCCGAAGGTAGCCAGTGTATTCTTCATCCGTTAGAAAATCTTTTATGTATTCGATGCATTCGATATCACCTCGACCATAATGCGCTGGGTTGTTTACATTATCTTCTGCCATATGTTACACCTCTATAAGTTCTGCTTCACCGTAAGGAATATGAAAGAAATATTCATACCGCCTAGCGTTGGCTAACCATATCTCCTTTGCACACTCCTCATTAAGTTGAAAGTCTTTGATTCTCCATGCTTGCTTACAGTCACTACGTATGACGTAGAAGTTACAATAAGTATTGTCACTCTCTACTTTCTTGTACTTATTTATAAGCCTGTACTTTCTGTAAGGTATACGTATCTCTTTCCACTTAGGATTCCAATCACCTGTCCATTGGTTCTTCATCTCCACTTCAGAGTAATACATACCACCATTCTTCTCACTTTTTATATCAAAAGAAAAGTCTTCCTCAGTATCAAGGATAGTATGCCCATGACTTTCTAAGTAATTTGTTATTGTTGTCTTAGCCTTACTGTCATTCTCTGCATATGATTGGGGTTGAAACCTTCTGTAATATGATCCCTTAATTGGTTGTAACATGGTATCTCCTTATGTTAAATCTACAATTTCACAGACATCGCCAGAGCAAGCCATTGTCTGCATAGCTACAGTATTATCTTCTTGTTCGTACTCTGATAGTTTAGACCAGTCAATCTTATCTGGCATACATGACAGTAACATTTCATAGTCATGCTTACCACAGTCTTGGTATGGTGCTTGTTGATAGGTGTGATCAGAGTGTGGTAGAAATGATACACCCGACATCTCATCAAAGTGTTTGTAAACAAATGCACCAACTTCCATCCACTCATCATCTCTTACTGAGATAGTCACTGATGGCTTATGCTCACACCATGATTGTTGATATATAAGCCACATCTCTAGTTGTTCTATGGCTGTCATATCGTTTCTTGTAATAGCTCTATGAGGAGACTTTACAGGAAAACTAAACACTGTAGTTGTATCTCCTTTGAATACACAAGGCTCATTAGGTATGCCTTGGTCTTTCATAAACTGTGTTAGAGGATCTTTGTTATCACCTCTTACTGTTCTTATGTAGTATCTGCTGTGTCTTGCATGTATTCCAGAGGCACTGTCAACAAGTTGGCTAACTGTTCCACTGGGCTTGACACAGGTGATAGATGTACTTTGTGGAATGCCAAGCCGATTAGCATACTCAAGATTAGTATTAACAGCAACTTCTCGTAAATGTTCAAGAGTCTTCTCCAATCCTTTGTTCTTAGTTGTTAATAGTTTATTGTCCATTATTCCAGTGAGCGACACACCCAACAGTCGTTCTTCTTCGGTATTTCGTTGCCACACTTTTCGCAGATATGGGAACTTAGTGAAGGAAGACTGAATAGTTCCAAGAATAGTTGCCAGTTTAACTTTACGCTCAAGATCATCAACTGTATCTGTCGCCCTAACCACGACCTCAGTAAGATTACAGAACTGATATGGTCGTAATATGATTTCACTGCATGGATTAGTACCGAACTCAAAGTTTGGATCACGTCTACCAAATTTGGCAGCTTGTTTTTTAGATGCTTCACGATTAAATATCCCTCTTTCACCAGACTTACTCTCAACCAGAGCAGTCCATTCTCTCATAAAAGTTTCAATGTCAGGTCTTTCTGTATAAGAAACAGAGTTGTTAGCTAATGCTCTGTGTGCTGCAGTCTCCCACCATTGACCTGACTTAGCATGACGCATACGATCATCACTAAGATTAGATAGTGAGATCATAGCACTACGTCTTACTCCACCTACAACAACGATCTGACCGATAAAACACATTAGGTCATGGCATTCCATAGATGATAGCCTACGTCCCTGTGCGCTTCTAAATGTCTGCACAGTAAAATTAAATAGTTCTACTAGTGGAGCGGGGCCACTGGCTCTACCACCAAATGTCTTGAGCCTTGCACCTGCAGGACGCACACGAGAGACATCCCACTGTGGTATCTCACCTGCCCAGAGTAAAGCTAACAGTTGACGAAAAGCTTTAGCCCAACCTTCTTTACTATCCTTAACAACTATCATTGTCTCACTGTCGTATAGCTCAGGTATTTCTGGTAGTTGTTGTATAAACTGACGTTCAACACTGAAGCCTACACCAGTGCCACACAACAATATAAACATAGCTTCATCAAAAGACTTAGGGTCATCTACTGGTAGATAAGAGCAGTTGTATCCTGCTGTATTGTCTCTCTCTAAAGCTGGACCAGCAGTCATCATAGCTCTCATGCTTGGCATTACATCTAAGTTGAGTATAGCTTGCTCTAGTTCATTTGTTGTTTGTTCATCAACTTTTGTATGAATAACATTAGATACATATCTATTTACTGTCTCAGGCCAAGACTCTCGACCCTTACCGTCAAAGTATTTTGCATACCTCGACTTATGTATAAATGCTTGATAATCTGTGGGTAAGTAGTTATTCATGTTCTCCTCCTACACCTCGTGAGTTATAGTTTTGTGGTGCACTATATTTTTCTGCACTATTATAGACTATAGCTGTAATAAAAATACCAAAGACTACTAATAGATGCCCACCTGCAGATACACCAAATGCATATGGATTATTTATTATAGATGCAAAGATACCACTCCACATTATAGCTAATATTGAAAACACCATCAGTCCTAGCTGTGGTGGTAGGTTACGAAGCGGAGAGTTTTTAATAGTCATTATACTTTTCCACGCATCTCTTGCACCTACAAGAGTTCTTGCCCACCCTATAGGTTGTATTTTATTATTCATTGGTTAGTTCCTCTTGATGTCATTTTCATTTGTATAACAGTTTCATCTTCCCAACTGTCATCTAATTTTCTTGCAAATTTTAAATCGCAATATCCACATACTACATAACCTTCACCTACCTCTGGTACAGTATACCAAACTTTAGGATGGTCATCGTCTTCACCACTACAAGCTACTCTTGGGGTTTGTACATAAATTATTTCTTCATTAATCATTTAGTTTTATTTACCTTTATATTACTTGGATTATATTGTTCACCATTATACTTAGAACCAGTAGCATTCTTACCAGTCTCAACACCATTGTTACATTTAAAAACTACTAGTAACAAAAAGAATATAGCTACCAGAGTTACTCTCTTTGACCAAAGTATAAATGCTTCAAATGTTTTTTCAGCTTCTTCAAGTGCAGCTTTCTTTACATCTAATTCCATTCTACTGGCTCCGTCCACGGATAACAAGGTATAATACTTTGTCTACAGTATTTTGCATTGTCTACTAATAGCACAGGCAGAATACAAATAACAAAGAAACAAAAAAGAAAAGGCCATAGTATACCTTTCATCTATTATCTCCTGATCCTGATAGTACACCACGTTCTTGTCTATCTTTTAATTTGTTAATGTTGTTGTTAGCTATGTCTTGCATATCAATATTTAAATCTCTACACAATGCGGCAATGTACCACAGACAATCACCTACTTCATCAGCAATAGCTTTTCTATCAAAATTACCATCACGTAATATCTTCTTAACTTTGTTAGCTACTTCACCAGCTTCTGCAGCTAAACCTAATGCAGGATATATTACTGCATGTTCTTGTTTATATATGGCTGTACTTGCAGCAGCTCTCTGGTAGTCATTCATTTGACCTGAGTCAAATACTTTAAAAGATTCTATATCATTCCACTTAATCGTCATACGTTACCTCACACTCTAATACTTTTGCATCATCTATATCGTACAGATAATTTTTAACTAGCTCAGATATTACCTCAGTATTATCTCCAGAGGTTTCTAAGAAGTTTGCATCTGGATCTACTTTTAATCTAATGTTAATCTCAAACTCCATAACGAACCCCTAGTTATATCCATACATGGTAGTCATGTCAATCTCTAATGGTTCGATTGTTTTAGAAAAATGTTTTTGCCATTCATAGGCATCATCAAAATCTTCAAACCAAAAGTTATCATCTGCTATAATACCATCTACTTCTGTTCTACAAACCATGTACCAGTTAGCACCATCAGGTGCTTCGTCTGGGTATTCTTCTACACTTATTGGGCCTTCTATTACGTCCCATACTTTAACTTTCATTATTATTACCCCAGTATTTTAACAAGTTCATGTAATGATCTAAGCCTATCATAACAACCCAAGGCTTACGATCTGATCTATAACAAACTACAGGCTCACCTTTACCGTGAGCTTCAGCTTGTTCTATATAGTCATACACAGTTTTTAGTGCAGACTTTCTTCTCTTAACTTCTATTGTTATAGGTATCTTTTTTCTAGCGGCAGGAGACAACTGAATATCTTCACCAGTATCTCCCATAATAGTAGACTTAATATCATCAGGTTCTAATTCAGGAAAAGTTTCTAAAAGTTTATCCCTAATTTCATTTTGTCCTAGCCTACCTTTTTGTTTAGCTGTTCTACTCATAACCACTTGGGTTTATCTATAACGGTATAGTCACCCCATCCTGTTCCATAGACTAGAGAATTTTCTGCATTTGCAATAGTTGCTAATGTCTTGTGTAATTTAGACATAGCCCACTCCATTATCTCTGGACCCATAACATGTAGGTGAGAGATGTACGGTGCTGATTTTTCACAGGCTATAAAACTAAACTCAGTCACATCATATCCAGCTAATCTACAAGTGTAAACATAGTGAGCACCCTGTAAAAAGTATCCATACTTTAAACACTCTTTTAAAAAACCTGATGGACTAGCATCTTGTGTAGTCTTTACATCGTATACAGTGTTGCCTAGTAAACGATCAGGTCTTGTTTTAAGAAGCAGTTTTGAAACTGGGTCTTCTACAAAAATACTAATCTCATTTAAACCGTTAGGATCATCTAGTATTGACGCACATACAGGGTTGTCCAATGCTCCTTCTGATATACAGTTAGCTACATTAAACTCAACCTCTGTTAGAAGAATCTGATCATCGGATAGTTTTTCTTTCATGTTTTTAAAAGCTAAACTGTTTTTAGTTTTCGGACCTTTTACTACTAAGTTACGATCTTTTTCTAAAAGGTTAGCATGTACGGCATTACCCATAGCAAATGCTGGGTTATCAGAGTTACGTTTCTCACCCTTCCAATGAGCTATTGATTTTTTATACACAGACTTTACAGCACTTGAAGAAATACCATCTGCTAAATGATACTCTTTGTTAGACATATTTTTTGTGTATTTATTTTCCATGTTTGTTCCTTAAAAATAGCCCCCCGAAGGGGGCTTAGTTGCTAGAGAGGAGATTAAAACAGAACTGCGTCTGCTTCTTTTTTATCTGCCGAAGGCAGGGTATCCGCTGATATAGTCTCAGCTTGGATTACGTTATCCACTGGTACATGTTTAATAACCTTTACGGAATCAAGCCTAGTACCGGGACGATCTTTGTAACTGGTATCATACACCGATAGCATGACCTCTACAGTAGAGCCATTCCCAATGGGACCATCAGTATCGAAGTTCCAAGTAGCACCATCAGAATTAGTAACAACAGGTGCGCCACTATCCCAATCCCTACCTGTATTAAACTTACGTATGAATTTAGTTTTGAATAGACCATTACCTACATCCTTTGGACTCTTGATTGAACGTGATGCTTTTAATGCAGCAACATTCTTTTCATCCATGAATAGGTCAATAGTGCAAGCACCATCGTGATCTTCATACGCACCTTGAAAACCTTTCAAGTCACGGTTCTGAGCAAATACTTTTGCCCACTCTGCAGTACCAGTTAATTTTACTTTACGTGTAGCCATGTGGCCCTCCATTTTAATGTACATTACTATAACGTTGACCATACTGTATTTGAATACCTAAGTCAACATTTAATTTAAGATTTTGATTAAGTTTTTTTATTGCCCATTCTAGTGCGGCACTATGCTCATCTTCTTCTCCTTTTCTAACTAGGTTAATTGATTCATCGTGAAACTGTCCAATGATATTTGGTCTACGAGTTCTGTAGTAAGCAACCCATTTATCAAAACAGTAAGCACCAGTTGATTGATTGAGTGTGGAAAATACATCCTTCTCATATCGTAGTGAGTGCCAGAACTTACTTACTGGATTCTGTACCCACATCTCATCATTTATCTTTCGTACCTTTTGATTGTCGATAAAAGCTTTGACCGACCAGTTACGTTTCCAATATGCATCGAGCAACTCTTGTGCTGATTCTTCTGACATACCAGTGGTACGTGCTAACTTAGCTTTACCTACGCCATAGGTAGCAGAGTAATTAACTACTTTAAAGTCTTTACGTAAGTCTTTGAGTTGATCGTTTCTACCTGCATTGTACTCATCTATTTCTATTTGAGACACAGCATTAGCATGTAAAGCTAGGTCAAGGTGAGGATCAAATCCTTCTTGTGACATATCGTTTACATAGTCTGGATCATAGGGATACATGTAGTGTCGTTTGGTTGTGTCCTCTAGTGAAGTCATGTCAGCACCACATAGTGTGTAACCATCTGGAACTGTAAGACAACCACGTACCTCTTTACCCCAAGGCTTATCTACAGCAGGTAGATTGACAAGAGGTTTCTTGTGTTTAAAACGTAGAGTATTTGTAAGACCATCAACCTCAGCTCTTACGTAACCATTGTATTCACATTCTAAAAAACCCTCAAAGATTTTTAGTCTGTGTTGTATAACTGTAAGTCCATCCAATACACTTACAACTGGATTATCTTTTATTAATCTCTTAACTGATTTAGTAAGCTCACCATTACTTCGTACTTGTGGTACGAGCCTTGTCTCTGTTGGTGATTCTTTGATATAATTAAAAGTGCAAGGTTCCCAACCTAAAGAAAATAACCAACTCTTTACTTGATCATTAGAGTTAGGGTTAGGTTGATCCCAACCTTTAATAACTTCTACTTCTCCTTCGTAATGTCTTGGTAGTCTGTGTTCATCAAGTAAAGCAAACCATCTCTCACCATGAGATGAAGGTGAGCCATCCTTCTTGAAACAAACTTTAGGTTTGGACTTCTTAGTAGTAATTTTTACTCTAGGCATTACACCTTTTAGTTCATTAATTTTAGATGATTGTTGTTCTGTTAGTTTTGCGACACAATCTTTAGCTAAATCGACATCTAACTTCCAACCTACTCTTTCAGCTTCTGCCGCACACTCCATCTTAAACTGCAAGTATCGAAAGAACTTATCTAACTCAGACTTACTCTTATAAATAAACATGAACCTTTTCAATACATCCTGCCATAGCTTCCAGTTAATCTTAACATCTTCCACACAGCGGTGACGGTAGTCGTCCTGAGTAAGGTTATTCCAGTCATCTATCTTAGGCTTAGGTATTCCAAAGTCTTCACCGAAAGACTCAAGCCCATGCTTAGGTCTGTTGTAGTTGAGAACCCAAGACATAGGTAATGTATCAAACAACCTAGCTTCAATCTTAATATCCAAGATCTTTTCTAGTAATGGTACATCATACCTGATAATGTTATGACCTATTAAACCTTGCTGACTTAGTATCAGATCTCTCATACCATCATAATCAAACAGTGTATCATAAGTAACACCGTCAGCTGTGTAGGACAGGCAGTGTATCTTAGTAGCTGTGTCTAATAAGCCATTAGCTTCTACATCAAATACAATCATGCTGCAATTACACTCCCTTGGTACGGTGCTTCTTCACTTAATATGGTAGTCTCTGGATCATAGTATACCGATCCTGCTCTACCTAATTTAGCAAACGGTCTGTTTTTGTCAACAATAAAGTTAGTAGTATTCTGAATTATTTCATCGTCTGACTCAACGTCACGTTCAATCTTGATACAAATGATAGCCTCTTCTTCTAAAGAACCTGCATACTTAGTGCGTCCATCATCATTAACCTGTGATATAAATATTACACCTATGTTGAGTTCCTTGGCAAGCTGTGCCATACGTGAACCCAACGTGGTGAGTGTGCTTGTTGCACCATCTACACCAGACTGGGAGAGATATGCAAGTCGTTGAACGTGGTCAACAAAAATAAAATCAGCTCCATACACAGATGCAGCAAGTCTGGTATAGTCGAGGAGCTTAAGAGGATCGTCATGACTGCGCATTTCAAAAACAATGGTGCGTTCTCCTTGTGTCATATCCTGTGCGGCTTTGATTACACTATCTTCTGAGTAACCATTCTCCTTGGTATCATCTCTAGTTCTAACATTTATACCAAGGTGATAGGTAGCCATAGCACGATAAGTTGTGGACTTCATCTCCTCCATGTGTAGTAGGGCTATGCGTGTATCGTTGTCACGCAATAACCCAGTCTCAAAGTATCGAATAACTTCGGTCTTA